GACTTCTTGTACTGCAGATATTGACTTCGCTGGTGGCGATGACATTATTGACGGTGCTGACTTGACTGCTGCTGCTGGTACATACCTTGCAAAAGGCACTAACGGTGAAGCTAATGTTGTCAATACAGGCGCAGCTTCTACGTTTGCTGCTGCTGCTTTGGCATGTGTTGGTGCTGCTGATACCATTGACGTTACTATTGCTGGTGCTGCACCTGCTACTGGACGCCTTCGGGTATATGCAGTAGTTGCAGATGTTTCAGCCGCAATGACTGAAGCTGCTGTTGCACAGCGTGACCTCATTTAATAAAACTATATACTTTGGGGCTGGCTATATGCTGGCCCCATTGGTGTATCAAACTTATGCAACTAAAAACTCTTGGGGCATAAAAGGCTTATTAAGGAAACATAATGGCTCTTACTTTTCTTTCTTTAACTAATAGCGTTATTACACGTATGAACGAAGTGGAGCTAACTTCTAGTAACTTTACTGGGTCAAGAGGTGTACAGACACAATGTAAAGCAGCAGTCAATGAAGCGATACGATACATTAATCAAAGAGAGTTTGGATATTCTTTTAATCACGCTACTAATACAGAATCATTAGTGCCGGGAAAAGTTAGATATACCTTGCCTACAAGCACTAAATCTGTAGACTACAACACAGTTAGAATTAAAAAAAGTACTACACTTAATTGCTCTGGTAGCAATCTTGGTATTTTAAACTACAATGAATACATACAAAACGAATATGCTAATCAAGAAGATGAAATAAACTCTACTACTTTAAACGGCTCTCACTCTAGTTCTGTTGCGACTTTGACGCTCACCTCTACTACAGGGTTTGATGCTTCAGGAACAATATACATTGGTAGTGAGCAAGTTACTTATACAGCTATATCTGGCAATGATCTTACAGGGTGTACACGTGGTGCAAATGGTACTACTGCTGCTCTACATGCAGATGGTGTGTTTGTAGCACAGTTTGATAATGGAGGTGTACCTAGAAATATTGTACGTACACCTGACAATAATTATTTAATATATCCTTTTCCTGATAAAGAATACACTTTGACATTTGATTATTATACTTTTCCTTCTGATTTGTCTGCACATGGAGACACTACTACTATACCTGATAGATTTGCTCCTGTAATTATAGATGGAGCCACTGCCTTTGTTTATCAATATCGTGGAGAAACACAGCAATATCAATTAAACTTTTCTAGGTTTGAGCAAGGTATTAAAAACATGCAGAGTTTACTTATTAACAAGTATGACTATGTAAGGTCTACAATGATAATTAGGCCACGCGGTTCTATTAGCTTTATGGCGGGTGTTAGTTAATGCCAGATAGTTCTCAATCACAACCTGCAGCATTTAATTGTGAAGGCGGTTTAGTTAAAAACCGTTCTACTTTTCTTATGCAACCGGGAGAGGCTTTAGTTTTAGAAAACTTTGAGCCTGACGTTGAGGGTGGTTATAGACGTATCAATGGTCATAGAAAATTAATTAATCAGATTATACCACAGACTACATCTTCTGGCGAAAAAGTACTTATGATTGCCAAGTTTGCAGATAAGTATCTTGCTGCTAGAGGTGAAAAAATATTTAGTAGTGCTTCTGCTGAACTACGCACTGTTATTGAAGCTGATACAAGTATGACAGGTTCAGGCACAATAGGTGTAGATAGTGTTGCTGGTTTTTCTAGTAGTGGCACTCTTGAAATGGCTATTACAGAAACTACTGTTGAACGCTTTACTTACACAGGAGTTAATGCTTCTTCTGATCCACCAACTTTTACAGGGGTAACACGGCAAGTAGACAGCACTAATGCTGCTAAACATCTTGCTAATATACAAGTCTCAGAGAGTTGGACAGAAAGAGATACAGGCAGAACTAATGCAGGTAAGTATCGTTTTGAACGGTTTGACTTTAATGGCACAGAAAAAATTATACTTGTTGATGAAGTTAACGCCCCTGTAGTTATTGACTCATCTATGAATGTAGTAGATGTAAGTGCGTCTGCTGTTGCGGGTTCTAAGTTTGTAGCATCTTTTAAAAACCATATGTTTTATGCTGGTAAAAGTACTACACCAGAAGAGTTAGTTTTTAGTGTACCTTTTGATGAAGATGACTTTACTAGTGGCAATGCTGCAGGAAGCATACGAGTAGATGATACTATTACAGGTATAAAAGTTTTTCGTGATTCTCTTTTTATTTTTTGTGAAAATAGAATATTTAAACTAACAGGAAATACCTCGTCTGACTTTGCTGTTCAAGCCGTTACAAGAAGTATTGGATGTATTAATGGTGACACTATTCAAGAGTTTGGTGGAGATTTAATCTTTCTTGGACCTGACGGGTTACGCACTGTTGCGGCTACTGCACGTATTGGTGATACGGAACTGGGTACAATTAGTAGAAATGTACAGTCTATCTTTGATGAAAACATTAAGAACAGTTCTTTGTTTGAGAGTGTAGTAATAGCAGATAAGACACAGTACAGAATATTCTTCAGTAAAACTGGGCAATCTAGTGCACAAACAAGAGGTGTTATTTGTGTATTAAAACAAGACGGGTTTGAGTTTTCAGAAATACGTGGGGTTAAACCTGCATCTACAGATACCTTTGTTGAAACAGGTAATACGTTTGTATTACATGGTGACTTTGAAGGCTATATACACCGACAAGAGATAGGTAATACATTTGATGGTACTGCTATTCTTGGAAGGTACAGAAGTCCTGACATGAGCTTTGGAGATACTGGTGTACGCAAGCACATGCAAAGAGTTATACTTAACTACAAACCTGAATCAGCTATTGACGCTGATCTTTTAGTTAGGTATGATAACGAAAGCGTTGACTCTTCAAGACCTGCTGCTTATGCTTTAGACACTGCAGATGTTGCAGCTTTGTTTGGGGTGTCATCGTTTAGTACAGAAGAGTCTTTAGTACAATTTATCTTTGGCGGTCCTTCACAGCCTCTTGTAAGACAGTCCGTAGAGGGTTCAGGCTTTTCTGTTGTATTAAGAGTTAATGATGGCGGGGTGACTGCACCCTACTCCCTCAAGGGGTTTCAGCTAGAATATCAATTAGGAGCAAGACGTTAGATGGGTTCTACATACACACGACAATCAACATTCACTGACGGTGATACAATTACAGCAGACCTGTTTAACACAGAGTTTGATCAACTTGTTGCTGCCTTTGCTGCTACCTCTGGACACTCTCATGATGGTACAGCAGGAGAGGGTGGCCCTATTGGTGGTTTGATTACTCCCGGCATTACACTAGGAGATAATACTATTGATGTTACTCTTACGTTTGATGGTGGCTCTAATGACGGTGTACTAAAGTGGATGGAGGATGAGGATTACTTTGAGTTTTCTGATGATATACTTATTGCGTCTACGGAAAAACTACAGTTTCGTGATACTGCTATCTATATTAATTCTAGTGCTGACGGGCAGCTTGACCTTGTAGCTGATACAGAAATACAAATTGCAGCTACTACTATAGATATAAATGGTGCTGCTGATATATCTGGTAATTTAACTGTTGGAGGTAATCTTACTGTAACAGGCACATCTACTTTTAATGGTGGTACAATTACCCTTGGTGATGCAGCATCAGATAATGTTGTGTTTGGTGCTGATGTTGATTCAAGTATTATTCCTGATGACGATGACACATATGATCTTGGCTCATCAAGTCAACAATGGCGTAACTTGTTTATTGATGGCACAGCAGAAATAGATACTCTTGCAATTAACGGTACAACCGTTACATCCACAGCGGCTGAACTTAATATACTTGATGGAGTGACCTCAACAACAGCAGAGCTTAATATTTTAGACGGTGTTACATCAACTGCAGCGGAACTTAACATCCTTGATGGTGTTACATCTACCGCCGCTGAGTTGAATATACTTGATGGTGTAACCTCTACAGCATCAGAATTAAACTATAGTGATACAGGGGCTTCTGTTGGTACTGTCGTAGCTAGTAAAGTTGTTACAGTAGATTCT